GATGTTTACATGCCGGTTCCGCCCGGCAGACGGGAAAGGGGGCGGATTGCCGCCCCCTTTTCATTCCCCCGCCACCCGGGGCTGCTCGAAACCCCGTCCAAAATGGCACGCCCCAGGCGCCGCCGAACTCGCCCCTCGCTAACGGCTCGGGGCTCAAACAAATCGGCGTCTTAAAACCTGGGGCGCACCATTTTGACCGGCTCGCGCCAACGGGATGGGGCGCTTCACTCACGTCCTGCTACTTGAAAACCAAGCACATTCGCCTAACTGACTGGCATTAACCCTGCGGGTGTGTGGTGTGGTGGGAGTATTGGCACAAGGACCGTCGGCGGGATAACGCGGGATAATGTGGGAAGAACCTAGACGTGGCGCGGATTTGCGTGCCGTCTGGGTTCGACAGGTCAAAATCACGTTTAGCGTTACCGATACCGCAAGGCCGCGATTGTTCGCGGCCTTTTTGTCACTGGCTGTCATTCAGCTATGACTGATATCTCCCAAGCCTCAGACCTGGCGTCCGAACCACACTACGCGTCCAATGACATCGAAGTCGTTGGGAGGGTTATTCAGATCCACCTCGAACGTCGGATAAGCCTCATTGGCACTGATAACCCGCAAGGTAGCACCAGGCAAGCGCTGAACCCGCTTCACGATCAGATCGCCCTCTACCCGCAAGACGTATAGCCCGCTAGTAGGCTGATTGTCTGCTGTATTGAGCAGGATGACATCCTTGTTGTTCAGCAGGCCTTCCATTGAATCCCCTTTGACCGAGATAACGGCCAAGTCAGTCGGGGTGCAGTGCAGGTAGTTCTCTACCCAATAACGACGGAACGCCATGCTGAACATCGGCGTTTCGTCATCCACCACGGCGCCGTGGCCTGCTGCAGCTTTCAGGTTGTAGCGCGGAATGAACACAAACTCCGCCAGATCTACCGGATTGCCACGTGTATCCACCACCGCCTGTGCTTTGCCTGCCGATGCAGCAGTGGGTACGCCGTCGCCACCCGCCAGCATCGGGCCAGCGCCAAACAGCAGCCAATCGGCAGCCAGGCCGTACTGTCTTGCCAGTGCAGACAGCTTGGTTGCGTCCGGTTCACGTTCGCCGGCCTCCCAGGCCTGGAAGGTAGACAGCGAAACGCCCACCACGTTAGCCGCTTCGTTTCTTGATACACCCAGTGCCGTTCTGGCCGATCTGATCCGCTCACCCAAAGCCAGTCGTTCGTTTTCAGGTTCAATCGTGTAGGTTGAAACCGGTTTTTTACTGCCGTCCTGCACTTTAAGGTTGGTCATAGGTGCCTGAAAACAAAAGCTTTTCAGCCTGTTTGTGGGTTGTTTGCCACATAACAAACCTGAAAATAAGTTGAAAGCAATTATAGATAACCAAATTTCAGGTACTTTGTATTCACCTAATCACTCCACGAGATAAGGCAATGAATACATTGAACAACCCAAAAAAAGCCGCCGAAGACTGGCATCGAGCGGACATCGTCGCGGCCCTGCACAAAAAAGGCTGGTCGCTACGTCAGTTATCCAGACACGCGGGTTTGAGTGAAGGCGCACTCAACAACGCCCTCAATCGTCCCTGGCCCAAAGCGGAGCGCATCATCGCTGCCGCCATCGGTACCTCTCCCGAAACGATATGGCCTGCACGTTACGCGAAGCGCCATTTTAAGCCGGTTTTTCCCGCAATGGCGCCTGTCACGGCATCGGTCGTGGCAGCCATGGGTAAATCGTAGTGCGGTGGGCCTGTTCACACCAGCACGCCGTTTCCCGCACACAGGGAGGACACCATGAGAAAACGCAGCGCCAAGTCCATCCGGCCCAGCAGCCTGTCCGAGGCCATGGAACTGTGCGTCGAGCACGCGGCTACCCAGCGGCGCCCGATCAAGGTACTGGCCGACCTGATGGGCGTAGAAAGCAAAACGCTATACCGCTGGCTGGCAGAAACCTCCATGCCGCTCAACCGCATCCGCCAGTTTGAAGCCTTCTGCGGTATAGCCCTGGTCAGCGAATACCTGTGCCTGGCGCAAGGCAACCGTGTGGTGATCGCCATTCCCAGCGGTAAAAAAGCCAGCGTAGCAGATATTGCCCAGGTACAAGCCAATGCCGCCGCTGCCATGGCCTTGCTGGCACGCTTTTATGTGCAAGGCGAAGGTGCTGACGACACGCTGGCCGCCATGACGCGCACCCTCAGCGAATTCGCCTACCACCGCCACAACGTCCAGAAAAGTAGCGAGCCGGAGCTGGACCTGTTCGGGGGTGACGAAGCATGAGCATCAAAAGCCACTACAGCGCCGCCGAGCTGGCCGCCATGAAGTTGCCCGGTTTACCCGCCACCATTCAGGGCTTGGGCTTGCGGGCCAGGCATGACGCCTGGGCCAGTCGCAAGCGCCACGGTAAAGGCGGCGGCCGCGAATTCGCCCTGGCCAGCCTGCCGCCCGCTGCACAAGACTTCATCCGTACCGCCGCCGCCCGCGAGCTGCTGGCCAGCCTGCCGGTACCGGCAGCCGCCCAGCGCAAGACACCGGCCCTGCGTGATGCGCAGCTGGCGCTGCCGCTCACCACCGAGCAGCAGACCATCGAAGGTGCCCGCCTGGGCGTACTGGCCCACATCGAAGAACTGATGCAGGGCTGCGGCCTCACCAAAGAACGCGCCATCCACCATCTGCTGGCCAGCGCGGCAACCGGCGATGCCAGCCCGCTGGTTTGCGCCATGCTGCGCAAAGCCGAAGACAAGCGCGGCCGCAAGAGCGGTGGCGACCTGCCATCGGTCCGCACCATCAAGCGCTGGTTTGCCCAGCGTGCTGACGGCCAGCTGGCCCCCAAGGTTATCCAGCCGGACTTCTCTATCCCTTGGTGGGCGCGGGACTTCCTGGGCTACTACCAGCAGCCGCAAAAGCCCAGCGTGGAGCTGGCCTACAAGCTGTTTTGCCAGGACATGGCCGGCCGCCAGCTGGACGTGCCAGAGCTGGTGCGCATCCTGCCCAGCATCCACGCGGTACGCCGCTTTCTGGCCAAGCTGGGCACCGTCAGCCGCGAACGTGGCCGCCTGGGCGGGCGCGAACTTAAAACCCTGCTGCCCTTTGTGCGTCGAGACTTTGCCGAGCTGCAGCCCAACGATGTCTGGAGTGCCGACGGCCACTGCTTTGATGCCGAGGTACAGCACCCCATTACCGGTCGACCCTTCCGCCCGGAGGTCACCAGCATTGTCGATATCGCTACCCGCCGCGTGGTCGGCTGGTCGGTCGATCTGGCCGAGTCCGGCACCGCCGTACTGGACGCCCTGCGCCAGGCCTGCAGCACCGATGGCATGGGTGCCATCTTCTATGTCGACAACGGCAGCGGCTACGTCAACGTGCTGATGAAAGACGAAGGCGTCGGGCTGATGGGGCGCATCGGCATGACCATGCTGCACTCCATCGCCTACAACTCGCAGGCCCGTGGCGTGATTGAGCGCCTGCACCAGACGCTGTGGGTCAACGCGGCCAAGCTGCTGCCCAGCTATATGGGCGCCGACATGGACGGCGAAGCGCGGCAGCGCCACTTCAAGCTCACCCGCGCTGCACTGGCCAAAACCGGCACCCGCAGCATGCCGATGCTGCAGTGGGATGACTTCCTGCAGTTCTGCCGCGAGCGCGTCGCCGAGTACAACGCCCGCCCGCACGCCAGCCTGAACGGGCTAAGCCCGGACCAGGCGCTGCAGGGCTTTATCGCCAAAGGCTGGCAGGCCGACCGCATGCAGCCGGATGCCCTGGCCTTACTGTTCCGCCCGCGTATGGAACGCACGGTACAGCGTGGCGAAGTGCGCCTGTTCAACAACCAGTATTTCAGCCGCGACCTCACCGAGCTGCACGGCCAGACCGTGCATGTGGCCTACGACATCCACGACCCGCAGCAGGTGTGGGTGTACCTGCCGGATGGCCGCTATGTCTGCAGCGCGGAATGGGGTGCCAACCGCAGCCAGTACTTCCCCACCAGCCAGGTACAGCACGCCCGTGACCAGCGCGCCGCTGCCCAGCTGCGCAATCTGGCAGCCAAGCGCGATGCCATCGAACAGGAGCGCGATGCCCGCCCGGCGCTCACCGTGATCGACAGCCCGGTGAGTATCCCAGGCATTCGCAGTAGCGACATTGCCGGCGCGTTTAACCGCATGGCCGAGGCCCGCGAACCCTTAAACGCCAGCCCGCTGCGCGTGGTGGACGCTGAGGTGGTAGCCGAACAGGGCTTTAGCGTACCCGCCACCCCGCAGCTGCGTATCCGCGAATGGCATGCCTTGTCTGAACGAGCCGCCGCCGGTGTGGTGCTGACCGAGAAAGAGACCCGCTGGCTGGCCAGCTACCCGAAAAGCAGTGAATTCAGCGTGATGAGCAAACAGCTTCACGCCTCCGCATGAAAGGAAACCGCATGAACCGCATTGCCCTCATTGCCAACCTCGACCTGGTTGCCGTCGTGATGGAAAAACTGGTTAACCGCCAGGATGGCCTGCCTGGCCTGGCCGTGTACTACGGCCCCTCTGGCTTCGGCAAAACCACCGCCACCACCGCCGTGGCTGCACGCAGCCGCGCCTACTACGTGCAGATGCGCAGCAGCTGGAGCCGCAAAGACTTGCTGGAAAAGATCCTGTTCGAGATGGGCATCAAGCCGGTAGGCCGCACCACCCAGCTGCTGGACCAGATCAGCGAACAGCTGGCCGCCAGCCGGCGCCCGCTGATCCTGGACGAGTTCGACTACGCCGCCGCCAAAGACGCCATGATCGAACTGGTGCGCGACATCTACGAGGGCAGCCAGAGCAGCCTGCTGCTGGTGGGCGAAGAGCTGCTGCCAAACAAGCTCAAGAAACACGAACGCTTTCACGGCCGCGTGCTGAACTGGCTGCCCGCGGCACCGGTGTCGCTGGACGATGCCCGCCTGCTGGCCGGTATCTACTGCCCGGAGGTCACGCTGGCTGACGACATGCTGCGCTACCTCGTCGACCTGAGCCACGGCAGCGTGCGCCGCGTATCGGTGAACCTGGTCAACATCCAGGACGCGGCCCTGATTGAAGGCTGGGACGTGGTAGACCGCAGCCAGTGGGGTAGCCGTGAGCTGTACACCGGTGACGCACCCAAGCGCCGGGGGATCAACTGATGGCTACCCACACCCTTGCCATGAGCGGTGCCAAAGGTACCCGCCAACGCATCTGGGAAGCCATCCGCGCCCGCCGCGACGGCTTTACCCGCCTGGATATCGCGGTGGCCGCCGGTCTGGAACTGCCCACCACCCGCAAATACCTGGAAAGCCTGCAGAAAGCCGGCTTCATCAGCGGTGGCCCGGCCGTGCCAGGCAAGCAGCGGGTTTACCAGCTGCTGCGCGACAACGGCCTGGAAGCGCCGCGCCTTAGCCGTGATGGCCAGCTGCTGCCGCCTACCGCACAGGAACAAATGTGGCGCACCGCCCGCATCCTGGGCGAGTTCGACTGCCGCGAGCTGGTGGCGCTGGCCTCTACGCCGGAAGTGACCGTGGCACTGACCGCTGCCCAGGACTACCTGAAGCACCTGTGCCATGCCGGCTATGTCTGCGTGGCGGCCGAGCCTACCCCGCAGCGCATGACGCGTTACCGCTTTCTGGCCAGCAAATACAGCGGCCCGCGCCCGCCGATGGTGTTGCGCAGCAAGACGGTTTACGACCCGAACCTGGACGCCCACGTATGGCGCGAGGAGGTTGACCATGATGCGTTCTGACTGGCTGCAGCTACTGCGCGAAGAAGCCGGGCGCACCAGCATGGCCCGTACCGCCAGGCTGCTGGGTTACAGCACCGCCACCATCAGCCTGGTGCTGGCCGGCAAGTACCCCGGCAAAACCGACCGCATCGCCCAGGCTGTGCTGGCCACGCTGGACAAGCTGACTTGCCCGCATAGCGGTGAGCAGATCAGCAGCGCCACCTGCCGCGCCACCGCCCTGGCCGTGGCCCCCACGCACCACCCGATGAAGCTTTCCCACTGGCGCGCCTGCCAGCGCTGCCCCAATCGCCCGCAAGGAGAACAGGCATGACAAACAATGCGCAAATCAGCAATGCCGTGCTGCTGGCCAGCACCCTGAAGGTGGCCGACGCCATCCGCGAGCTGGGCAAGATGGGCCTGGTAGCCCGTACCGCCCGGCTGGATGGCAAGCGGCCCACCATCGAAATCCAGACCAGCAGCAAGTGCAGCCGGCTGGTAGCCAGTGGCGAAGCTGCCTACTACAGCTTTGGCCGTGGCGAGCACATCGGCCCCTATCGCCAAGGGCAGTTCTGCCTTGGCGGCTGCCGGGTAGTGTGGACGGAGTTTGGCCAGTGATGACGCTGGACGACGCAACCCGTGCCCGCCTGCGCTGGGAGGCCGAAAGGTTGGCCGCAGAGCAGGAAATCAGCCTGCAGCGCGCCCGCGAAATCGTGTGGCTGGACTACCTGGACGAATGCGGCCAACCCCAGCCGCCCCAAGCCGAAGCGGTAGCCGAGGCACCTGCAGCACCGCCGGTAGAAACCCCGGTACCGGAGCCACCCGGCACCTACTGGCAAGCCGATAACAGCACCTTCTTTACCCCAGAGCGGCTGGCTGCCAACCGCAGACAGCTGGCCCAAGTGAAACAACTGGTAGGACGACGAACATGAACGCCATCCAACAAGACTACAAGCAAGACGCCAAAGGCCGCCTGGTGCCGCTGGCCACCATCAAACCTATCGACCTGGCCCGCGACCAGCTGGTGCAGGAAATCGTGGCCAAGGCCAAGGCGCTGAATGCCGCGCTGGCCAGCTTCAAGAGCAGCGTGTTTGCCGACATTGGTGCCTTTGTCGACCTGTCGGTAGAGCGTTATGGCACCCATCTTGGTGGCGCCAAGGGCAACGTCACCCTGGTCAGTTTCGACGGCCGTTACAAGGTACTGCGCGCCATGGCCGACACGCTCACCTTCGACGAAGGCCTGCAGGCCGCCAAGGCACTGATCGACGAATGCGTGCACGAGTGGACCGAAGGTGCCCGCAGCGAGATCCGCGCCCTGATCAACGACGCGTTCAACGTGGACAAGGAAGGCAAGATTTCCACCGGCCGCATCCTGTCGCTACGCCGCCTGGAGATCCAGGACGAAAAGTGGCAGCGCGCCATGTCGGCGCTGTCCGACTCGGTACGCGTGCAGTGCTCGCGCAGCTATATCCGCGTGTACGAACGGGTGGGCGATACCGACCAGTACCAGGCTATCCCGCTGGATATTGCCGGCGTTTAGGGCACAGAGCACCGTGTCCAGCCGCCTGTCCGCAGACGGCTACGCAAGGTGTTTTTCAAGGGGTGACAAATCATGCGCAATCTACTGGCCCTGATCCACATCGCCAAGAAAGAGTTGGGGATGGACGACGCGACCTACCGCGCCATGCTGCACAGCGTGGCCGGCGTCACGTCCGCCAAAGACCTGTCTGTTGCTGCCGCCGCCAAGGTGATAGCCAACTGCAAGCGCCTGGGCTGGCAGCCCAAGGCAGCCAGCAAGGCCGGCCGCAAACCGGTACCGGCCCGGCACAAGGCCAGGCTGATGGCCAAGATCGAAGCCATGCTGGCCAGCGCAGGCCGGCCGTGGGCCTACGCCGACGCCATGGCAGCGCGCATGTTTCAGGTGGAGAAAGTGGACTGGCTGGCGTACGAGCAGCTGGAAAAACTGATGAAGGCACTGATTGTGGA